CCATTGTTCTGATTCCAACTGCCTAGTAAAGCATTCTCGTCAAAGAAATTCTGAAAGATTTGGTTGTTGGTATCTGTTGCAGGAATTAAGAACGACTGAGTAAAGTCAGTATACAAAGACGTTAGATTCTGCAAATCTTTTAGTTGCCTAGTTAAGGATATGGTTTCGTCCTTGTACAAATCTACTGACTGACTTGATGCTTGTAAGCCACCTAAACTAGTAAGTGCAGAAACGCAGCAATCAATCCCCTCAATGTATACTGCCCTACTGAGATAAGGAGTCATAATAGGGGAGATAGTATCCGTACTATTAGTAGTAATGACTAAGGAAAATTGCACCTGCATTATCTGACTATGGTGTTAATATGGGGGTAGGAAAGTTCAAAGGTTAGAGTGTAGTCAATCAGTTTATCTACGTTAGCAGTTTTTCTTTGTACTGCGTTATCCATAACCAAAGCACCAATGACTATGGGATTGATAGGAAATAGGATGCGCCTAGAATAGAAAATTTGCATAATAGGTTCTACGTCTGACTCATTAATGAATCCCGTACTTGCTACACGCTGACTGCCGACTTGTTGACGGAAGTTTGTCCTAATAGGTAAGCCCTTAGAATAGAACTCGGTAACATCTGCCTGCGCATACATTCCGCGGTACATTGTCTCAACCTCTTTGCTGTGGCTATCCTTGTACAAGGAGTTAAAGTGGAAAGTGTCATAGACCCCAAAGGTATTTAAGAACCACACATCCAACTGCCCATACTTATTGGTGCAGTCATAAACCACGGGCAAGGTTTGCGTACCACCGCCTACAAGGTTAAAGGTCAAGGTAGTATTCTGTCCCGTCAAAGATGCACTAGATAGTAAGGATACCACATCTACTGCTTGGTACTTGTTTTGACTAGTTGTGAAGGTAGTAAAAGTATGAGTATAAGCCCCTGCGGTTACTGAGGCAATGTACTCGGCATCTACCCATAGGAGGTCAATGACTGAAGCAGGGGTCAAGGTGACTTGACTACGGCTAGTTAGCACCTTGGTATTGTATCCTGCATTAGCCCCGTAGAGAGAAAGGCGATACCCCTTAGTAACATAGATAGTATTGCTATTGATAGCAGTTGTGCTACTTGCATCCCATACTGACCGCATAGTGACCCTTGCCCATACTGCGCCATCTCCTATGGTGCGAGATGAGTACGTTTGGTATTCTTGCTCAATGTACTGCGATACAATCTTGTCTATAAAGATTTGAGCGCGGTTTCCTGCATAGATGTCTGCTTGTTTGGTAATAGTGACTATGGGCGTTGCAGGTACAGATGTCTTACTGCCTTGCCATACGTATACTTTGAACTCATAATAGAACCCTGCTTGGGAATAGTTTGTAGAATCGTATGCTTGGTAGAGTATGGGTGAGAAACACCCTATCTCCCCACTTGGTTGAGCGGTATAGGAAAGTGCCATTATTTCTTTCTTTTCTTTTCTAAGTTAATGATGTCTTGCTTAAGTGCCTTAGTCAGTTCGGGTCTATACTTCTCGGCAACATAGTCCCGAGTATAACCTACAAAGTCAAACCCCTCAATACCAAAGTGCTTAATCTTGCGGTTCATCATAAAGCGCATAGCATTCTGATTGCTGAGTGTGTTCTTAATAAACTGCCCACTAGCCATATCCCTTGGACGGATTTTCCTTTGCTTTGTCCATTCCTGCATAACCTTAGGGGGTATGCCCTTTCCAGGTTTTCTGCCGTTGATTAAATTCTCGGCATAGGGCGGCATAGATACAAATAGGTCTAAGCCCGTACCTTCTATCTGCATTGAGTTTACCAACTCACCCGAAGAAACGTAGTTTGCTCGGAACGTCTTCTTTTCCGCTTTCTTCACTTGCCAACCATTGCCAACTTTTTTCCACGTAGCACGGATAGAAATGCGCTTCCGTTTGGCTTGTAGATTGAGTTTCATTTGCTCAACCCAATAGTTAGCCATATCTAACGTGACCTTAGACCCAAGTGGGAACGCCTTAGCAGAATCCATCAGTTACAAGAGGGTTAGTAATTGTAAATTCCAAGGTAACAGTCCATCCCGCAAGTACACTATCTAGGGTCTCCACAAAAGGAATCATACCTACGGGTCTAGTGTAGTTTAGGTTGTTGTAGAATAGTTGTTCTTGCTTCCTCAGTTCAGAAATGAAATCCACGTATAGGGACTGCAAAATCTGAGCGTAGTTAGCGTTCTCGGTATACCCATAGTCAGATAGGTAATCTGATTTGTCAACCACACTCATCTCGCTTTTCGGAAAATAAACTCGGTCTGCGATTGTTAGCGTAAGATTGACAGACGCCACGTTCTCTTGAACGTTCACGGCATTAATAGTGTTATGGCATAGGGGAAACACAGAAAATTGCTTAAAATCAAAATCTGATAGGTTTCCGTGGGTATACTGCCAACCTAAGTTGTTTGCGATTGTTCTAACCACGTGAAACGCGGTGCCTATATGGTTTCTAGTTACTTCCATTTTCTTTTTGATTTTTCAATGAGTTTTTCTTCCACCTCTTGTATGTCCAACTCATAGGCAGCCCATTGTAGGCAAGTATGAAGTTTGCTCCCTGTAATGTCATTAACTCGGAGTACATCCCCTTTAGCAAGTGAGTATATGAAAGTAAACCATCCCCACTTTCGGCTGACTGATTGTTGGTCAAGTTGGTTGATGTCTTCTCCGTCTTGGTTGCCAAATACTTCAGCGTAAAGTTGAGTAAGTCGGTGCCTAAAGTCCAAAAAAAAAGCAGTGCGCCATATCCTATCTCAGCATTAAGGTCTTTGAAGGAGGTGACTAAATTGCCCTCGTACTCGGCTATGCGATACTTGTTCCCCGAGCGGTATACTATGGGTCGGTACAGAACGCAAAGCAACTTCCATAGGTCGCCTTTGTTCTTTTGGTAGGATTCTATGTCTATAAACTCACCCGTGGTTATATCGTCTAGGTTAGGAACAAAACCATATTCCTGCCCTTCCCACGTAAAGGTTCTAACTAGGTTGGGTTTCTTGCCTAATGCCTCAGTCAGTTTTTGGGCGCAATAGACAAGCGTCTTGTACGGCATTTGCCGCACTTGAGCAGTCGGTACTTCGCAAAAGATAGAGAGCAGTTGAATCATAAGGTCAACCTCGTCTCCCGTCTTGTCTAATTGCTCGTACTCGTGTATCTGCCAAATCTTAATGTCTGATAGTTCGGTTGGTAGCGTTAAAGAAACCTCCATAACAAAAAAACCGCCCGAAGGCGGTTTGTTTGGTTTGCTGATTGGCTTAGGCTTAGACTCCGAGAAACTCTCTGCCTAACTCTGTGACTCCAATTTGCGTAAATTCTGTGCTATGGTCTACGTCAGCCGACCAAACCATTCCTTTCTGAACTAGTGTACCAAAGACACCTGCAAAGGTTCTTTTAGACATACCCAAGGCATTCAATTCTTTAGACAAGTCATCTGAGAACGTGAAGTCGCCACCTGCTATATCTAAACTAGATTCCCAAGCGGTTCTCAATACCATTTCTTGTTTAGGTGTCAAGGTTACTCCCTTTACGGGGGCTTTTACTTTCTTCTCAACAACTTCTACTTCTTCAATGCGCTTTACTACGTAGTGGTTGCGCATCAAATCTTTTCTTTCTTTCCACGCTTGACCACGGGTCAAAGTCATAAGGCTCATCTCGCGTACCCAAGTGCCTTCGCAATTAGAATAGATATTGATATTCCACCAAGTGCAACCGCTACCCATCTCTACAAGCATACCTTGCATCTGACAAGACATTCTGTTATACTTAAACTCCCAAGACCAAAAATCTTTGCGCTCGGTGTTCGTAAAGTGACTAGGAATGTTGTCTTGGTTAACGCTCTCTCTAATTACCATAGGGCGTTTCTCGGTAGGCATCGTTTCTGACCAATGCTTACTAGGTGTAGTGGTTTTCTTAAGTGAGTTGAATACTACTTCTTCTACGGGGGTGTTTTTTGAGTTTTTCATTTTCGTTTTGTTTAACTATGATTCAAAATTAATGGTAAGTAGTAGATATACAATAGGATAGTAAGGATATTTTGCAATTTCGCAAAATCCTGACAAGCGTCTGACAAGACCTATCTAATGCTATATTTCCCGTAGTTGGGTCGGCTAAGGGTAGACATAACCGCATAGCGTAAAGCATCTAATAAGTGGTTATGCTCATCTATTGGTGTGTTTGTCAAGTTGCCATTCTTGTCCTCTATATACTTATATGACCGCATCTCCCTAATGCCGTTATTGCTCGTGTCTTCCCAATATAGAATATGTCTGCGCAATAGGTCAATTCCATAGGGTAAGGAGTCCTTGCCTTTACTAGCAGGTTTCACGTTAAATCCCATCCTATGTAGTTCCTCAATGGATTTAGGTTCAGCCGAATCAGCCCACACCACGTCAGAACGCGAGAAACCCATCTCTCTTAAACGCTGACCTATGTCTTGGTTGGTCAACCCAGTTTCATATAGAACCTCGCGTAGATACAAGTTATCTGCGTCTTTGAATACTTGCACCATTGCAGTCGGGTCGTTACTATACCCAAAGTCAAGCCCGTAGGCTAGGTGTTTTGCCGTATCGGGTATATCCCGTAAGGTTTGGAATCGGTAGACCGTACTACGGCTAACTGCCCGTTCTCCTAAACCATAGATACGCCAATAGTCGGGATTAACTAACTTGAGTCGTTCAATCTCCTCTTTTACGGTTTCTTCTAGGAAAGGATTATCTAGATAAGTTGTCTGATGGAATGCGCAGTCGTCCCGTGGTATGACTTGGTCGTAAATCCAATGGAACTCATCTGAGGGGTTATAGTCAAGTATGGCAAAGTCGGTAGTACGAAGAATCAACTGCCTAAAGTCCTCATAGTACAACTCGTTGGCCTCATTACAGAATAGCACGTCACGTTTTCTACCACGTACCTTCTGCGGTTGGTCAAGGGCTATAAACTCAATTAGATTGCCATTCAGTATGTACTCTGCGTTACTTTTATTGTGGCTATCTTCTTGGTATAGATTTAAGTTATTAAGGATACTTAGAAAGTCCCTCATCACCGTGGCACGTACGGCAGGAAACGTCTTACGGCAAATGGTAATAATCCTACCTCGGTTCTTGCCGCAGTAAGAAAGTATTAACCATAGAAGTATGTTATAGGTTTTCCCGCTTCGTGTACCGCCTTGTTCAACTACTATCTTGGTTGTTCTTTCTTCAAGGTGTCGGTATATCTTGTTGGTCTTGACTTCCATCTACTATCCTAACTTGGAAGTTTAGGTCGTTGCCATCCTTGCCTACCATTTCTTGGCGTAGGCTAAACTCATCTTTGAACTTGCGTTCCAATATCCAAGCACTTGCCCTCCAATCATTCTGACTAGCATTTGCTACATTGCGCAGGTGACTTAGTTTGAAGGATACTTGTGCTTTTTCAAACTCGGTTGCAAACTCGGGGTCTGCATTGATATGGTTATAAAGGGTTTGCTTACTAATCCCAACCACGGCACAAGCATCTTGGACATTCAATCCCCCTGCAACCGCAGAGAGAACCTTCTGCATAAACTCCTTACTATACGCCATCGTCTTGTGTTCCTAATGCTTCTACCATTGCAAACTCAAAAGACCTAGATGCACTTTCGTATCCCATCTTGATAGTACACTTATCTTTCCACGTTTGCCACATCTCAAATACCATAGGAGGTACGTCTATGGTGATAGTTACGTTGGTATCCTTTTCTTCAAGTTCCTCACCTAGCCCATCGCTTGAACTATCAGCCTCAAAGTCGTAGTTGACCAAATCTAGCATATTGTCTAACTCCTTGCCCGAGTAAGGCATCGTTGCCAACAAATCTTCTCGGTCAAATGCCTCAGCAATCTCACCTATCAACTCAGATAGTTTCATTACGTCCGTGCCGAACTTCGTCTCATTGGTTTCAATCGCAATCCTTTGGGCGGCTTGGGTAGTAATTTTACCTAGGTTGTAGACAATGGCTTCCTCAAATCCGAGGGCAAGTAAAGCATCAAATCTGTGGTTACCATTTACTACCTCGTAGTATCCCGTATTTAGTTCACGGACAAGCAAGTTTTCTACCTGCCCATTGCGCTTGATATTGGCAACAAGTTTCTCGGAGAGTTCCTTATGCTCGGTTTTGTAGTTCCAATCAGCCTTCACCATCTTATCAAGGGGTAAAGACATAAAGTTTACCAGTTGGTTATCTTTCTTTTGTGCCATAGTGTTCTAATGTTCTTTTCCATTTCTAACATCTTGTAGATGTTTTGAGCGACTACCTCATTATTGTACCCCTTTTCACGTTTCAGCATCTTGTAGAAGCCTCCTATTTGGTCTCGGTAATCGCAGTTATTCACGTGGGTTCTATTCCCTTGAGGATTCAACACTTGTCCATAGGCGGTTGCCTTTAATGGCGAAGTAGAATCTACTGAGTAAAAAGGCACCTTAGTCCATAGTTGCCATCTTCCGCAACCGAACCCGTGTACCTTTACTTTCTTCTTATAGGCGTAACCTACAAGGTGGTTTAATTGTTGGGTGGTTAATCCATCCAATGCCGACAACCCAAGGTAGTCATACTTCT